ACTGGTATGAACATTGGCGGCTGGCCGAGGCCTTCAGCGTATGATAGTCGCCCTCAACCAAGGCAACGCTTTTAGGCTGCATCGTGAAAGCGAACGTGAAAATGCTGAGAAACCAAGACATCATGCGAAACCCCTCTTTCTGTTCTTTCTCCTCCGGCTTACGTGGTACTGCTTGTTGTACTCTTTGATCTTCTTCCAGCGCTCCGGAGAGGCCCACTTCTCCTGAAGCCCGTACTTGGTCTTCTCGTAGTTGACGAAGTAGAAGCCGTCCTCCCTGCGATCTCCTGCTGTTCTGATTACCTTCGATTTCATGTCGTTCCTCCGTAGGCGATGTTCCTAAGCGCGTCGATCGGCTGATGCCACGCCGTGGTTCCGGACGTCGAACTCACAGTCACGGATGGCTTGCTGGTGGACTTCAGCTCCTTGATCTCAATGTTCTTTGCTGCCAGCTCAAGCGCCTGCCTGCTGTTCTGGACCTCGAGATCCCTGACGACACGCTCCAGATGCCGCACCTTTGCTTCTCCGCCCTTCAGCGCGAACAGGACATCGTCTGCGGTCTTGGTCTGCTGCATCTCCTGAACGAGCTCCTTGAGCGCCTTGGACAGGTGCTCATCCGCCACCTGCTCACCCTTGTAGAAGATGCCCTCCTCGGTGAGCTCCATGACGGTGCGAGCGTTGATCTTGAAGCGGAACTGTCCGCCTTCTCCAGTGTCAGTCTCCATCTTCATTGTCGTCCTCTTCGTTGTTGCCGTCTCCGTTACGCTCAAACCACACGTCGCATCTGGAATGCTCCTCGGTCCTGATGACGAAGTCCTTCACCTGACCGTACCGAGTCAGCCAGTTGCCGACGCCAGCGCTCACGTTGACCGTTCCACCGTCCGAACTTGGGTCATGGACCGTTGCAAAGACATGGACCGTGTCGAAGTGCTCGCCAAGCGACTCAACCACCTTGGTGACGATCGTCCTGTAGTCGGATTCAAGCATTGGGCACATCCTTTCGGCGACGACCACCGATGATCATGTTCGCGTGCGACACGCTGCACTTGTACTTGAAAGCGATCTCCTTGTAGCTCATGCCGCCAGCCTTGTCCTTCCTCATGGAGGTCACCTGCTTGTCGGTGATCTTGACCGGCCAGCCACCCTTCTTTCGGCCCTCGTAGGGTGACTTGATCTTGATGCCGAGATGCTTGTCGGCGACCTCGATGATCTCCTTGGTGGTGCAGCGTCTGGAACGCACGACTTGGCTGATGGTCATGCCGCTCTTGAGATCCTTGATGATGCCTTTGAGTATGGATGGAAGCATGTGAGGCGGTAGGTGTATTACACCCAGTAACAAAGTCAAAACGGAAGTTCCAGTTTTTTGACATGCACACGCTCGGCACCGCGCATGTCCACGTAGGAGAGCGCCTCCTCCCTGTGTTCGCTGCTGTTGTGCGTGACCAGTGACATCTCGGTCTTGGTTCTGAAGTTCGATTCCGCCAGCGGGCGAAAGTCCCTGCCAGTCCCTGGGGTGAACACCTTCTTCAGGAAGGCGACCCCGCTCGGGATGCAGTAGATCATCAGCCAGTGGGGCACCCTGAATCGGTTCACCACCCAGTACGAGTTCTGCAGTTTGTCGAAGCTGACCAAGAGCTCCATGTTGTAACGCTTCGAGAAGGCTTCCTCGGTCAGATTGCGGGACTTGATCTCTAGGGTTCCGAAGATCCTCTTGGTGGCCCTATCCACCATGATGGCGTCCATCCGACTGGGTTCCTCGTCCGGAAATCCGAAGATGTTGACGGAGATCTTTCCCTCGATGATATGACGCTCCACGGCAGCGCAGGCGTCCCACCCGTGCTTGATGTACGCCTTGCCGCTTTCTGTGGTTGCGCTGAAGGCCATCAGTTAACAGATACGCCCTGCATCAGAGAGACAACCAGCTGTCCGGAGTCCACCTCGGCAACCAGCCTCAACTGTGAGGAGCCCCTAACGAGCTCCCTGAGGCTCATTACAGAGACTGACATGGATCCACCGTTCTCGAGCACTATCGCAGACAGGATTGTGGTGAAGGTTGAAACGCCAGCCTCGCTCCCCTTCGCGAGCACATCCTCCCATTGAAGCGGCTCACTCATGGCCAGCTTGGGTAGTACACAACGCCGTTTCCCTTGGAGTCGATGACCTCAACCGCATTGATCCGCTCCAGCTTGCAGATGTGCTCCGCGAGCTTGTCCTGATCCATCTGGCTGTTGGCGATGATGGACAGCACCACGTCGTTGTTCTCGTACTCCGGCTTGAGCTTTGTCTCCTCGCGCCAGACACGTACCACCCGCCCGCCACTCAGCGGGACCCTTGTCATCGATTCAATGATCTTTCCCATAGAAGAATTGCAGTTGTCCGCAGGCCACGTCGTAAGCCGCCCCAAGGCTGAGCTTCTCTATCTTGCGCTTGTGCTTCGGCCTGAAGCAGAGCGCTCCGTCCTTGAACCATACCCTGACTTGGTCTTTGCCGACCGTGATGTAGGCAAGGTGTTTTGAGGACCTTCTCCGAGTAACATCAACCGAACCCATTGGCTTCGATTGAGGCCCTGAGAGGTTGCCTGCCTGTCTATCAGTCTCATCTGCTGCTGTGATACCCATAGTGCCAACAGTGTCCTTCCTTCTGCTCTAGCGTTCGACATGCCCAAGGTGTTAAACACCTAGCATCCAAAATCAACCGTCATGTCCCGACGAATCGTCACCGATCGGCTCGAACTTTGCGTAGAACTCCACCGAGTTGCGCGAGTAGTACCGGCCATCCCGCTCGTAGATGACAACTCTGGACTTGATCTCGCCTACGCGATGCTCTGCGTTGCACACGAACGAAACGACTGTGCTGTGCTTGGTCTTGTTCCTGAACTTCTTCATTTGATGAGGCGATGGCATCCGTTCTTTTTTGCGAGCTCCAGCAGGCAGCAGATGCACCAGCGCCCATCAAGGTCATGCTTTGCCATAAGAAGTCCACCGACATTGATGGCTGGCGGTTCATCCCCATGAACGGGACAGGACTCGACCGGCTTATCCCCATGAAGGGCTTCATTCAGTTCTTCTTTTGATACTATGTCACTCATAGGATGGAATGGGTGTAAAACACCTTTATGGTTACGTCAACACACTATAGCCAAAAACTGCACGCTTGAGGTCCGGAGGCGTGAAGGACGGGCTCTTGATGAGTTTCATGTTCTGGGCGTTGACCCTGAAGCATCGTCCGGATCGACTCTTGAGGCGCGTGATCAACCATCCGTTATGTGAGGCATTGTCCATGATTTCAGAGACTTCCTCCTCGGTCCATAGCTTGGTGTCGTTGGAATCGCACACCGCCTCCAGCGCTTCGTAGAACGAGAACCCAATGGAGTCGGAGATCTTTACCAGGCTCAGCAATGCGCCCTCCACGCGCCGTACTGTGTCGTAGGACGGCCCCTTCGCCAGCTCGAACAGGTCGATGTTCACGGAGGTCTCGGCTGAGGCAAAGCTACTGAATGACGGAAGCATACCTAGAGTGGTTCCTATGGTCAGCCCGCTGGCGTTCAGAAGACCGAGGAGCGTGAATGCAACGTCGCCGACATCGTCTGCCAGTTCGATGCGCAGGTTCTCGATGCGCTTGGCGGATTCAATGAGTGACTCCGTAGAGGCTGGAGTCCTGAGCAGCAGCGACTGCGTGTTCTCGGCCAGAGCCTTAGAGTAGTCGATGGAGTGAGGTAGGTATTCGTCGTACCATTCGCTGTACACGTAGCTCATCTGCTTGTCGTAGAAGGCTGGATCGCGCTGGTTGGCGATAGTGGTTACAGGCTGTCCGGCAACATCACGCTGCCAGTTAAACACTCGATTCTGGTAAATACTCAGTCGCTTCATGGTACCTCTTTAAGTTCTGGATTGTCGTCGAAGCGGCAGAATGGCCCCTCATACCAGAGCCCAACCGATCCGCATTCACCGTCTCTTTGCTTGGCGACGAGGAGCTGAGCCTCGCCACGAGATTCTTCTCTGTTTCGTGTCAGGAGGCAGACCGTATCGGCATCGCGCTCGATCTGTCCAGAGTCCGCCAGATCCGATAGGCGCGGCACTCTCCCCTTCTCCTTTTCGCTTTCGCGGTTGAGCTGGGCCAGAGCCACCACCGACACCTTGCAGGAGTCGGCGATCGCCTTGAGCTTGGAGGATACCTCGGCCACCTCGTAGGTGCGCTTCTCGTGTCGCTTGGTCGGCAGCACCTTCTGAAGGTAGTCAACGAACACGACCTTAACCCCGTGCTTCCGGACTGCCCTGCGGATCTCAGCCCCCACCTGCGCCGAGGTCATTCCTGACACGGCATTGCAGTAGTGGAGCGGAGCGTTGGCGATCTTGGTGTTCGCCGCAAAGACCCTCTGGTACTCGGGCGGGGTCAGGTTGCCACGCTTGAGAGACCCCATCGAGACCGAGGCTACCGAAGCCATGATGCGCCGCGCTATGGCTGGCTCGGACATCTCGCAGGTCACGAAGAGCGTCGGCACCTTGGCCCCGATGCACATCGAGCAGACCATGGAGGTGGCCAGCGCGGTCTTGCCGATGGATGGCCTAGCCGCCACGAGGAACATCTCCCCTGGCTGCAGCCCGTCGGTCATCCGGTCCAGCTTCCGATAACCTGTGGATATCCCTGAGATATCCCCATTGCGCTTGGAGCGCTCCTGAAGGTCGTCGATGAGCTCCAGCATGACCGCCTTGGAGGACTTGAGGTTGGCCTGAGACTGGTCACAGCTGATCAGGCCAGCCTCCATCTCAGAGATTGCCTCCTCGACCGGCTTGGATGGGTTGGTCGAATCACCTGAAAGCTTGATCCCGATCTCCCTGATCCTGCGTCGCCGGAAGGCTTCCCTGACTCCAGTGGCGTGGAATTCGAGGTTAGAGGCGCTAGGACAGGCCTCAACAGCTCGGGATAGGGTCATGGCAGGGACCGGCTTCTTCGGATGAATGGCGGGCCATTTGCGCGCCACGGAGAGCATGTCTGGCGGCACGCCTTCTGACTCAAGAGCTGCTATGACCTGAAAGATCTCAAGAAGCTCAGCGTTGAAGATGGCTCCGGAACGGTACAGCGGCATTGCCTCGGCAGCCGAATCCAGACCACCGATCAGACAGGCTCCTAAGACGCCTAGCTCGTCGGACTCTGCGTAGAGCGGGCTGTTCTCTTCGCTCATAGCGCATGCCTCCAGTCATTCGGGTCGTCCATCCATTCCTTGCCTGGTGGGCGCTTTGGCTTGGAGAGCTCAAGCTGTTGCTGCCCGTTTCTCTCGCTCTGAGCAAACAAGCCTGCATAGTTGTTAGCCATCGACTGCTCGACCACAGACGGGAAGGTGGCCGCTGTGAATTTCTTGGACCACAATGACAAGGCCGCCTTGAGTCCGGTTTCCTTGTATGACTGACCCCGTTCGCGCTTGTAGGACAGCCAAGCCTTTGCAGCCTCTAGGCAGTTGCTGGTCCTGAGCGGTTCGGGAAGCTCCAACCCATAAGCGACCTCCCAAGGCGACTTAGGAGCCTTAGTGTCTTCTCTGTCTAAACTATCCCTTCTATCTTCTCTATCGGTTAGCCGCTTGGTTGTATCTGGGTTATCCGGTCGGTTATCCGACTGGTTTCCTGACGGTTCTTTTTTGGGTCTTCCACCAAGCTTTCCGTTGGTCCAAGCCGAGATCAGAGACGCGTTGCATTCGGCCCAATCGTGGGCAATAAAGGCTCCAGATTCCAATCTCGCGAAGGTCTTGATCATGGCATCCCACAGAATCTGGGCATCACCATCCCATCGGCAAACCGAAGCCAAAACTTCCGGTTTCCAGTCGGTGAACCGGTCGGTTTTCCTAGACTGACAATGCGCCCATAAACGGAGCACGTAGATGGGAGCTAATTCGGTCCCAAGCAGGCGGACCAGAAGCCTCGTTTTCCAGTGATCGAGGAAGTCTTGTTCTACAATCATATGTCACAACAAAATCCCCAATCCAACCAGCAGAGGGTAGCGTAGGTACACGCGACCACTGTGGCTGTGGCCGGAAAACCATCCTCTACTGGCTGGATTGGGGGTTCTGTTGTGTTCATCTGGTGTTGGAGGGACGCTACTCCCTTGTCCCCCTTGGTGAGGACGCGCTCAATGTGATGGGATGCGAAAGCCGCGCAAGCGGGAATCGCCTGATGCTATGACTTGTTCTTCACCGCCCAGTCATAGATGAGCAGGGCATCCGCAGTT